TTGACGCGAATCGGTGATCCATCGCACGCGCGCGTGCGCGTTCACTATATATATGCACGCTGCGGCGTCGGTCAGGTCGGACAACGATATCGGACGCAATGCGCAATGATATCGAACGCAATGCGCAACGTAGTGGCACGCAATCGGGAACGATATTGTTTGCTAATTGGCAATGAAACTAGACGCGGTTTGAAACGAAACTAAACGCAATTTGCAATGAAACTACACGTCGTTTGCAATGAAATTATGCCCACAATGGCAACGGAATAATGTCCTATAATTCTTTGTAACTGAATGTAGCTGCAAACAGATACAGTTGGATGCATATGCTACGTAGCTACTGTAGCTACAAATGGGGCTTTGTAGCTACAGTAGCTACTGTAGGCGACAATAGCTACTGTAGCTACGGTAACCTACTGTAGCTACAGTAGCTACAGTAGCTACAGTAGCTACTGTAAGTTACAAATAGTGGTTTGTAGCTACAGTAGCTACAAATGGGGTTTTGTAGCTACAAATGGGGGATTTGTAACTGAATGTAGCAAAAATACCGTGTTTGTAGATCGGGGACCACCATACCCCCCCCAACCGCAAACCCAAATTTTCAAGCCCTGCGCATTTTGCGCTTAGAACACCCCCGCCACGAAGATCAACCAGCACCCCGTGGCAAAAATCCACGCCCCTGGGACCAGCATCCCATCGCTCAGCGTTGACATGCTCCCCAGGATGCACCCGATACCCCCGGCGGCAAGGGTCAATTCCAGCGCCCAGCGAGGAAAGACCATTTCCTGTGGTAGTGACGTGCGCTGTTTTGATCCACGCCCACGATCTCGCCTACTTGTCTCCATGTCATATTCTCCCGTCTCAGTTGGTTGATTTTCTGCCACTTGGTGACTTGCTCTGCCGTTGGCACACGGACCGGCGGGCCACTAGACTTGCTGGTGTAAGTTGTCCTGGCGGGCACCATGCCTAGGGCCGCGAGGACGCGGCCTGTGGTGCTGACTGTCGGGACATCCAGGCGCAGTTCTTCTGCGATCTGGGGGTAGGTGAGGCGAGGTGTTGCGCCAAGCAGCGCAACGAGCCTCTTTGCTGTTTCCTTCTTCACAGCTTGCTCGCGCACTCGGGGCCGATCCCCCGGTCTATGCTGTCTGGCGTGGTCAGGGGCCTGCCACAGCGGGCGCAGCGTCCTTCGTGGCGGACCTCTAAGCCTACCTCGTGCGGGTCATGCCCACCCAGGATGACTTTGTCGGCAAGCCACTTGAAGGCGAGGGCTGGCTTGCTTTCCGGCCGGTAGCGTGACTTTGCCGTCACGCGGAACCCGGTGTCGCTCAGGATGCCCAGGTAGGTAAAGTCTGACGTGTTGTCAGCCCCGGCCAGCAGCGACACGAAGAACAGGTTCTCTGTGTCTTTGGTCGCCTTCACCTTGTAGGTGTAGCGGGCGTTGGTCTTTTTAGACGAGATCGTCAGCGTGGCGTTGCCGGCCGTGACAAACTCTGAGACCTTGTGGGCATCGCATATCATGCACATTGGCTTTCTCCGTGTTGATGAAGCAAACCTTAATCACGCCAACAAATGTGGTCAAGAGCGTTTTGCGCATTTTGCGCTTAAACTTGTGCAAGCCAGGACGTAAGTTGCCGAGGTTTATGCCGCAAGTTCCCCCAGGGGGTATCGTAAAAAAAGTAAGTAAAAACAATATATTATATATATATTATTATCCTATAATACCTCTTTCGTCTTTCGTCCTGCCACCCCCCCCCTTTTTTTCATCTCATTTTTGAGATACGTTCTAAGGGTAAAGATAAAGACCCTCTTGGCGAAAGCCATAAGTCCAAAAAACCCAGGACGCTCTAGGGCTAACTTCGGCAAGCGCTGTGCCACAAGTGATAGCGCTATGCCACAAGATGATAGCGCGCAAAAAAAACCCTCTCCGCGCATATGCAGCAGGAGAGGGCTAGAGTTGAGACACGGAGGAACATGCGCAACGCGCATGTCCTTTATGGCTAGTTGGTTCTGGCGTCGTCAACACCTTCCCACACCGCCTTGATTTGGACGGGGTGTCCATCATCGGCGTTCGGTTCGATGTTGTGGAGTTGGCACCATTCGGACCATGCAAGTGCTGTGGTGTGATACATGGCATCCAGCAGGGCGGGACCGCCTAGTTCGTGCAACATATTCTTGATATTATGGAGTGCGATGCTTCCATCTGTTGTTGTTGCCTTGTTGGCTAGGACGAGTTTCATCATAACCGCCACCACCCGTCTGAGGGCGACATCTTCTCTGGCGTCGCCCGACAGGTCGAGGATGGGGACGCCATCGATGTAAGCGCCTCTGGCGGTGGGGTTACTCATCTTTTTTTCCTTTCGGTCTTTGGATGCGGATTTGCGGTGGCGGGTTTTGCCGCATGATGTCCACCATGCGTTCTAGCCACTCGACCACGCCTTTTGGCGGGCCGATGGTCAGCCACGATTGGCAGGTGCGTGAGCCGCACTTTAGCCAAGGTGCGATGGACCGCGCCGACCAGTGAAGGGTGTCGAGGGCTTGCGCGTATCGATCTGCGAGGTCTCGGTTCATAGTGGTAGCGCCCCCTGGCGCAGACGGAATAGGTGGTAGCGTTTGCGGTCTGCTGATGGCACAAGGCGGATGTGGCCATCGGGGATTTTTGCTTCTTTGATGAGGGTTTGGGACAAGATGGTTCTGACGTGTTTGCTGTCGGTCATCTTGTTATTGCGGATGAGGGCCTTGCCGACCTCGTAGGTCGTGAACAGCATGTCTGGGTTGGCGTTGAAGATCGCCATGATGTCGGCAAACTTTGGCAAGACGACCTCAGAGACCGCCACGGCAGGCTTTGGTGTGGCAGGAACGACGTTGGCGGCAGGTTCAACGTGCAGATCGGCGTAAGGGTTTTTGAACGCCTCTACCACGTTGTTGTCTTCTACTAAGAGGAAGTCGCCGGGTTCAGCGACAATCCGGTTTACGCATGTGATGATATAACGGGTCATTACACATATTCCTTTTTTAGTTGTTTCAACCACCAATCTGGGTATTCGATGGGTGCCTCTCGCCGTGGCATGATGATGCCGACAACGTCTTGTCTTTGGTTGTGGAAGACGATGTAAAGACCGCCATCCTCATCCCCTGCGACCAAACGGATGCCACCATCTTTCCCCCCAAGGTGTTCAAATGCGCCAAGGTAAGCGGGGTTGAGCGCGAAGGTGTGACTGTTGAACACGCGGGGAAAGCGTTCTTTGGGGAACACCCGCATGTAATTGGGAAACGAGCCATCGATCAGCAGGTCAGAAAAATTGGCCTGCACCAATCCTCGGTGGCTAAAAATATCGCCGTCTAGAATCACCGACACATCAGTGCCTTTGACAGCAATCCAGTTTTGCATCGTTTGGTGTTGGTGGATCTTAGCCTTGCACGCAGAGATTAACCGCTTGTCGGTTTTGATGGTGATAGACCCGTTCTCTAACGCAAAGCCATTGGGTGCGTTGGCAAGTAACAAAATGTGGCCAGACGTGGCGCAGATGTTGACGCCGCCGCTAGAAGCCGGTTGGACATTGACACCTTGCAGATAAAAGCGGCTTGCGTCCTTGCTGACGAACGGCAGGCAGTCCAGAAACAGACTTGCCGGAAAAGCGTAATCATACCCCATTGTCTTATCCTCTCCTTTTGCGTGGCATGGCCCTAGCGAACAGGCACAATTCCCTTGTGTCGGGATGACGGCCAGTTACCACGCTGATTGACGGTTTGTTTTTGTCTTGAATTGCGGTCATCGACAAAAACAGTTTGCGTTCGCTGATGTCGTCCAGCGCACCGCAATATTTCCAGACAAACATTTGTTTGTCGTTTTCCACACGCCTTGCGGCGATTTTCCAGTCTTCCGCGATATCGTTGATGTCGCGGACTTCTTCTCGCGTGTTGATCATTATGTCCTCCTTTTTTTTGCTGCTATCCCAGATGCACAAAATGCGCAATGGGTGTTTTGGTTCGCACGCCCTCGGTGATGTTGACTGGCAAGCGGATGTCTTGGTTGCGCCACGTCCAACATTCGCCGGTCTCGCGGATGAAGGTCACCCAGCGCAGATCGTGGTCCTGGCTGTAGTCCACGACCAAATAGGCAAGCGCTGCCCCCTTGGGCGTGTCTAGGGGGATGGGTGGATCGAGGCGGTGTATCATATGCCTGTGCTTCCAAACCCGCCGTCACCGCGTTCTGTGCCCGGTAATTCGCTCACCGTTTGCCATTCGATGCGGACCACCGGGCATAGGACGGCTTGTGCGATCCTCATCCCCCGTTCGATGATAAAGGGCTTGTCACCATGGTTGATGAGAAGGACCAAAATCTGACCACGGAAGTCAGAGTCGATGGTGCCAGGGGTGTTTAGCACCGTCACTTGGTTGCGCGCTGCAAGGCCAGAACGAGGGCGGATTTGCAATTCGTAACCGGCTGGGATGGCGACGGACAATCCTGTTGGGATTGCCTTGCTATCGCCGCTGTAGAGCGTGATGTCGCGTTCAATCGCAGCTTGTAGGTCTAGCCCCGCCGCTCCTGACGTAGCGTATTTCGGCAGCGGCAGGGCAGACGTGTTTACGACGGATATGATCATATTGTCCTCCTTGATTGATGTTAAGGTGATCGTCATTTTTTGGACACTTCAGCGGCGATGGCGAGATAGGCTGCGCCATCGACGTAATTATCTTCGTTGAATTTGGAACCGGCGGCGATCCTGGCGACTTTGGACAAAACCATGATCATAGCAGCGTCGTGCGCTGTTAAATGATTCCCGTGGAAGTCTAAATAACCATTCACGAAACGCGCAAAGCACGCCATATTGCGCTCTGGCGGGCCATACACTTTGTCCCTGGTTTGCGTCGTCAATTCGATGGCACGTTCTAGCAAGATTTGCCTTTGGGCTTTTGCCGGAATTACCCCGTCCATTCTTGTTTTAGTCATTTGGTTGTTCCTTCAGTTCGTAAATTGCCATTTCGTCTTTGGTCAATGGCCGGTCTGTGCGGATCACACCAAAGCGATGTGAAGATCGCGGTATGTCGGTGCGCACGCACAAACCTGACATTGTTGGCGCTTCAACGTATTCCCACCGCAAGCCGCGTGGCATCGTGGCATAACCGGCTGGCCGATACATTGGTATGTAGCAATTACCCATTGGTCGCCTCCCTCAACTCGCGTGTCGCACGAACAACGGCGATGACAGACGCTGCCCATGCGTCAAAAGTGACATCACGCATCTTCCAGGCTGCGGCAAGGACCCCAACGGGAGCGGTTGTCACGAACGCTTTGGCCTTCGTGTAAGCCTCAAAGCACTCTTGCTGGGTTTTGCGCAATTCCGCCAATTCTGCGCGCATGGCGTTAATGTCCATTTATTCCTCGACGTGTTGAACGGCAGACATCAGGGCTTGCAGCAGTTCGCAAGCCTCCTCTAGCGTCATTTTCAATTCCGCCGTTTCCTCCAACAATTCATCGTCAAACAGCAGAGAAATTGGCGCGTCATTGTTTAATTCAGACGCTTGAACGGTAAACTTTTCAGTCACTATAGTCATTAACATTGCCACCTCCTTGTCTTCAACGCAATCACGCTATGCGCATAATGCGATTGTGTAAATGACCCCGACTGAATTTTATCTATGCACAAATATCATATCAGGTATGATGTGCATGGCATTTTGTAAATTTACAATTACCTTATGTAATGCTGTGTCTTTGATTAGGAGAGGTTTATGTTTTCTGTTGAAAAGAATGTTCCGGTTGTTGAAGCAAAGCGTGGTCGCGTAGCGGTTCGTCCCAGCCGTTATCCGGTGGCGCAAATGTTGCCGGGTGATAGTTTCTTCGTGAATAGCAAAGAGGACCGCTTTGCGGCCCTGCGCACGGCGAAGATGCTGTTCAGCAACCACGCCGAAAAGCCGGTTTTCATTTCTCGCGCTGTCGAGGGTGGATTTCGTATTTGGCGTTTGTCCTGATATTTACTATCTTGTCGCATAAAGAGGGGGAGGGTCATCCTCCCTCTCTTACAAATGTCGATGGGAATTTCTCATGTTTCAGATTGACCGTTTAGAAAGGCGTCCTGCCGACCTGCCTTTGATTGAAGACGATGGCGAAGCCCCGATGGTCGATGAGGGGAAGGGTAACCGATACATTTTCACGGATCGTGATCGACGGCAGGTCGAAACTATGGCGGGCCTGGGTCTCACCCATGAGCAAATCGCCGCCGTCATGCGCATTGGCATTTCTACGTTGGTGCGGAAATTCGCCAACGAATTGCAGGTGGGGACTGCAGAGGCAAACTTTGAAGTTGCCAAGAACCTCTACAGCATCGCTACCAGCCGGGAGCAGGGGTGTGTGCCTGCTGCGATTTTCTGGATGAAGGCGCGGGCTGGCTGGCGGCAGAACGATCCCCAGCAGGATCAGGCCCAGCAGAGCGTTACCATCAAGATCGAGGGCGGTCTTCCCGAATTGAGGGTCGAAAATGGACAAATTAGTTCAGATAATAAGCCGTGAAGACGCCCCCAGCTATGATGCTTTGAAAGATGTGATCAAAGAGGCAAGAGAACTCCTGTTCTTACACGACTCGGGCCAGCCAGGATTCGTCCTTTGGCTGGCCATGGACAGGGTAAAAACCGAGATTGAAAGAGCGGAAGACGTGCCCCTTTGAATGAAGTTGTTGTTAAATTCCCCACGCTACACCCTGGCCAGATTGCTGCGTATTTCCTCAAGGATGCACAAGGCAATCCGGCTAGGTTTAGGGCGATCCGTTGTGGCAGACGGTGGGGTAAGACGGCCTATGCGCAAACGCTGGCTGGAAATGCGGCTATAAAGGGTGAGCTGGTTGGGTATTTCACTCCTGCGTATAAATATCAATCAGAAGTCTACAACGAACTAATAGACGTTCTCAAACCAGTTATACTCTCGTCATCAAAAACAGATGGCGTTATTCGCACCAAGACGGGTGGTCGCATAGACTTTTGGTCGTTGGAGAACGAAAGCGCGGGCCGGTCAAGAAAATACCATCAGGCCATCATTGACGAGGCGGCGTTCACCAAGCCTAACATGATGGACATTTGGAACCGTTCTATCCAGCCGACCTTGCTGGATTACATGGGTTCCGCGACGGCTCTCAGTAACACGAATGGCGTGGACCAAGACAACTTCTTCTGGCGCATTTGTAATGAGCCAGAACACGGGTTCACCGAGTTTCATGCGCCCACGAGCAGTAACCCTTACATGCCAAAGGCTGAACTGGAGCGGTTGCAGCGTGAGCGTCCGCCGTTGGTGTGGCAGCAGGAGTATCTGGCCGAGTTTGTGGACTGGGCTGGCGTGCAGTTCTTTGCCCTGGCGAATTTGCTGGTCAACGATCACCCGGTCAAATACCCAGAACTATGCTCTGGCGTGTTTGCGGTGATCGACACCGCCACCAAGGTCGGCAAGGACCACGACGGCACGGCGGTGGTCTATTGTGCCCTGAGCCATTTCGAGGGGCATCACCCTTTGATCATTCTGGATTATGACATCAAACAGATCGAAGGTGCGGTGCTTGAGGAGTGGCTGCCGTCTGTCTTTGAGCATTGCGAGTATTTGGCCGGTGAGTGCCATGCGCAGATGGGGTCTTTGGGCGTCTGGATTGAAGACAAGAACAGCGGATCGATCTTGCTGCAGCAAGGCCAGCGCCGTGGCTGGAATACCAACAAGATCGACAGCAAGCTAACGCAGCTTGGCAAGACCGAGCGCGCTATTTCGGTGTCTGGTTACGTTTATAGAAACCAAGTCAAGTTGTCTAAATTCGCATATGAAAAATCAGTCAAATATAAGGGCGCAGTAAGAAATCACTTATTGAATCAAGTATTGATGTTCACAATAGGCATAAAAGATCAGCATGAAGACGACCTTTTGGACGCTTTTACCTATGCTATAGCCATCGCCCTGGGCGACAGTGGAGGCTTTTAGTTGCATCCTATCGTTCTTTTGTATAACGCTTTATGCCGACATGGTGTAAAGTTGTCACCCGAGACGCTTGCGCAGGCGATTTCGGCTTCAGGCGTCAGCGTCAGTTTGGCACAAGGCGAAAAGACGGCATCGCAACATTTGCAGCAACATGATGTGTTGTCGAAGTCTGTTATGAGTGGGGATTCGTTTTGGCATCTTTGAACATCATTTCTTCCTCGCTCAACAGTTCGCTTCAAGACCTGTTGATGGTCGATGAGATTGTCCCAGGTTCTGATGCCAGCTATCAAATCTGCAAGACGATTTACTCATACCACCCATTAGGCCGCAAGATGGTCGATGCGCCGATTGTCATGGCGCAATCCCAACAGCGGCAGATCACTATCAAAAACGCCCCAGAGAACCGCGTGCGCGAAGCGTTTGAGCGGGAATGGGAAAGGATTAACGCCGATACCTACATTGCCCAATTGGCTGGTGTAGCGCGTATTTATGGCGTGGGATCGATTGTCGTGGGTGCCGAGGGCATTGCGCCCGAAAAGGAATTACCAGCGGACAAGATGGCTGACCTCGCCGTCTACTTCAACGTCCTTGATCCGCTGAACACGGCAGGGTCTTTGGTTCTAAATCAAGACCCAAATTCACCCGATTTCCAAAAATACACCGTCATCACGGCGGCTGGCGTGCCGTATCACCGCAGTCGGTCTGTGGTGCTGATGAACGAACGCCCGATATACATCGAATACACATCGTCAGCCTTTGGCTACGTTGGCCGGTCGGTGTATCAGCGTGCGCTATTCCCTTTGAAGTCGTTCGTCAACAGCATGGTTGCCGACGATATGGTGGCCACGAAGGTCGGCGTGATCGTCGCCAAGATCAAAGCGCCAGGATCGATCATTGACAACGCCATGCAGCGTCTGGCGGGCGTCAAGCGGGCATTGCTGCAGGAGGCCCGGACCAACAACGTGATGTCCATCGACATTGCCGAGGACATCAGCGCGATTGACCTGACCAACATTGACGGCGCGGGCACCTACTCCCGCACCAACATCCTCAAGAACATCGCCACCGCTGCCGACATGCCAGCAAAGATGCTGGAGAACGAAACTATGGTGTCTGGCTTTGGCGAGGGCACCGAGGATGCCAAAAATCTAGCACGATACATCGACAGCATCCGCCAGTGGATGCAACCGGCATATCGCTTCTTTGATGAAGTTGTCATGCGCCGTGCGTGGAACGAAGATTTCTACGAAATTATCCAGCGCGAATACCCGGAAGAATATAAAGACGTTAAATACAACGATGCGTTCTATCGTTGGAAAAACAGTTTTGAGGCTGAATGGCCGTCACTTCTGAGGGACCCGGATTCCGACTCCAAGGTCGAGGAGGTTCGTCAGCGTGCCATCATCTCCATGATGGAAATTCTCTTGCCAGAGATGGACCCGGACAACAAGGCGCGTGTAATTGAGTGGGCTGTGGCTAACGCTGGCGAGAACAGGCTGCTGTTCCCGCAACCTCTGCTGCTCGACTATGACGCATTGAAAGAATATGTCCCGCCAGACATGCACCCAGGGGATGAGCGGGAGCCAAAGCCCCATAAGCCATCCCTCATGCGGTTGGTGGATTGAACTCGTGTTGGGGTTGCTGACCCAGCACGATACTACCGGGTGTAGGATGTCCTCTCCCGTTCTTGCTCGGCAGGGCTGGGGAGGCGTTGTATTCGGCGTCTCCCACGTCCTGTCATGAGCAAGCCCTTATCATTCTTTGAGGTGGTTACTGCCGCCGTCAAAGACATCAGTGAACATGGCTATGACAGCCAAGAGCGTGTCGATTATTGGATGCGTGAGATCGTCGTGGCAGCGCGACGTGACATGGTGTCTGAAACCACCCTAGAACTGGCGCTGTTTGGCCACCTACGCACACTTTACACGTCGATGGTGGAAAAGGGCACGATCCTCAAGCGCCACCCTGGCGTGTCTAAATTCACCCTAGAGCGCATCAAGCCAAAGCTAAGGAATGAGTTAGACCGACGCATTATGACATCGGCACAACTCATCAAGTTGAACCGCGAAACCGCAATCCAAAAAACCTTGCAGCGTTTCAGTGGTTGGGCCACTTCAATCCCGGCAGGCGGGTCTGAGGCCGTTGATAAGGTCGAGACAAAAAGCAAAATCCGCAAGTCTCTGACTGACTTGCCGTTTGAAGAACGGCGGGTTCTTATAGATCAAGGACATAAATTAGTTTCATCAATAAATGACATAATTGCTCACGACAATAATGCCATAGCGGCAGAGTGGCACAGCCATTGGAAAGAATTGAACTACAATTATCGAGACGACCACAAAGAGCGAGACATGAAAGTCTACGCGATACGAGATAATTGGGCAATTCAAGCCGGATTGATGAAAAAGGGACCAGACGGCTACACCGACGAGATAACTCACCCCGGCGAGGAAGTTTATTGTTTTCCTGGAGATTCAAAAATTCCATTCGCTTATGGTGTAAAAAAAGCGTTCAGGCGTTGGTATAGCGGTCAGTTGACCGAGGTTATTTCGGCTTCTGGCAAATCTCTCCGAGGAACACCTAACCACCCAATTCTTACCACCAATGGCTGGATTGCTATTGGCGCTTTGAAGAAAGGCGACTACATTATCGAGATTCCCGATGAGTTGTTCAACTCGGCGGAAAAAAATCAAAATGACACGATACCCACAATTTTGGAGATATTTACTGCGCTCCAAAAAAACGGGATCACTCATACGACGCACCAAAGGCCCACAGACTTCCACGGCGATGGAGCCGAGGGCAATGTCGATATTGTATATACCACAGGGCCATTGTCCTTCGGGGTTGCATCCAAGTTCAACCAGTCGGTTGATAATGTCCTCCTCTCCATAACCGACAAACCTGTTGCGATGGGAGGCACGTTTGATTTTACTAGAAATTGTTTGTTTTTTTCCAATGATAGAAGCGTGCGCAGCACTTACTCTAATTTTCTTTTGCTCAGCACTCATTTGAGCCATGCTAATGACATTGGCTTCCGATCCGCCACGAATGGCAATCTTGTTCTCAATCAATCTATTTCTCACAGCGCCTCGGGAAATGTTCAATCTTTTAGAGATCGACAATTCGCTTTCACCTCCAAGATAGGAAGTGCAAATAGCCTCGTCATCGAGCGCCAAACGACGACCATTGTTGATGATTTGCGGCCCTATATCAATGTTCAGGGCGTGGAGTCGCGCAAACAAGGAACTGGTTTTCCAGCCGAGCATCTCGGCAATAACTGGCACAGACTTCCCTTCGGCGCGAAGGCGGTTGAAGTGATCGATGTCAAGGTCTCTAGCTTTGCGGGGCATGTTTACAACCTTCAGACGGTAGATGAATGGTATGTAGCACAAGGCGTGATCGCACACAACTGCCGGTGTTATTATCGTTACATATATAATTTGCGCGATCTGCCGCAAGAAATGTTGACAGTAAAAGGCGCAAATGAACTCAAAAGAGTGAGTATAAATTGATGTCTGAAATAATACGCGCTGCTGGTGTTATGTTTCTGACGGATTCTGGCGACACATTGCTTTTGAAGCGTGCCATGACATCCGATGAAGGCGGGACCTGGGCTTTCCCTGGCGGGCACATTGAAGAAGGCGAGACGGCCGAGGAAGCCGCAAAGCGCGAATGTGAGGAGGAGATCGGATTTTTGCCTGATGGAGACATGCGCTATTGGACGAGGCGCATTTCCAATGATGTCGATTACATAACTTACTTGCAGCGGATCGACAAAAGGTTTATTCCTAACCTTAATGGCGAGCATACAGACTACGCCTGGATTCACGTATCTAAGGTTTTGCCCCATAATTCCATGGAACCCGAGCATGGCAAGGAAATTGTCAGGTGAGTGAATATCACCCTGACGATCTGCATCCTGGGGTGAAGGTCTCAATCAATCGATTGGGAATGGATGAACTCGGCGTGGCTAAAGCCATTCGTAACGGTGAATTAACAAGCCCACAAAAATACGAAAACATAACGCTATTTGCCATCCGAATTACTGGCACAGGTAACGCTTACAGAACGAAACTAGATGAACACGTTTATCGAGACCCAAAACTCTACCTTAATAAGGAGTTCTTGGAACGATGCAACGGTCTGCCGGTGATTTGGGAACATCCCGATACTGGAAAATTAAATTCAAAAGAATTTGCTGATAGAATTATTGGCACGGTTTTGTTGCCTTACATCAAAGGCGATGAAGTCTGGGGAATTGCCAAAATATATGACGATTCCGCCGCCAAGATGATGGAATCAAAACAGCTTTCTACTTCGCCCGCCGTTGTTTTTCGTAACACTGATGGCAATGTAAAGGCGGAGTTGAAGGACGGTTCTTCCCTTTTGGTCGAGGGAAAGCCGAGTTTGCTTGACCACATAGCCATCTGTGAAGAAGGCGTCTGGGACAAAGGTCGGGACCCGACCGGAGTCGAATTACCAACTACACCAACCTCTGAGGGTTCTGACATGCCAGAAATGGAAATGGAGAAGCGGCATGATGCCGCTGAGAACATCGACAAGCTGCTGAAGGGCGTTGATGCGCTCGTTGGTCGCCTCGATGCCATGGAAAAGCGTATGGATTCCATGATGAAGCATCGTGATGACGATGATGATGATGACGATGATGATGACGACCGCAAGGACGCCAAGCATCGCAAGGACGACGACGATGACGATGATCGTCGCGCCCGCAAGGATTCCAAGAAGCGTCACCGCAAGGACGACGACGACGAAGGCGGCGAGTCTTTCAAGAAGTGGGCTGAAGAAGAAGCCAAAGAGAAAGAACACAAAGCCGACGACAACGACGACGACGATGACGACGACGACGATGATCGTAAGGACGACGACGAGGATGAGCCTGAGATGGGCGAACCCAAGAAACTCGCCGCCGACAAGAAGCATCATCGCAAGGATGATGACGATGATGACGACGACAAGCATCGCAAGGATGCTAAGAAGCATCATCGCAAGGACGACGATGACGAAGACGATGACGATGACGACGACGACCGTCGCAGCGATTCGGTGAAGCGCATGAACAAAGCTACCATGGCTGAACTTCGCCGCCTGTCCGAAACCATTTCGCGTATGCCCAAGTCCATGACGGATGCGGACTATGCCGCGATGGCTGACTATCAGGCGAAAGCTGACAGCGTTTACGGCGCTTTCGGTGAACGCGCTCCTGCGCCGCTGCAGGGCGAGTCCGCGACTGCGTATCGTATCCGCCTTGCCAAGGGGATGCAGAAGCACTCTGCGCCGTGGAAGGAAGTTTCCTTGCGCGACCTGCCGGGTAAGGCTCTGGCCATTGCTGAGGCGCAGATTTACGCCGATGCGACTGCCGCTGCTCGCAGCCCGAATGACGTGCCGATGGGTTCTCTCCGTGCGATCCGTCGCAAGGATGCCGCTGACCGCGTCATGACTGAATTTGTTGGCGATCCGAGTGCTTGGATGGGCGAGTTCCGCACTGCTCCTCGCAGCATCACGAAGCCGTTCTTTCGCCCCCGCCAGATTGGAGGTTAATAACCAATGGCTAACTCGATTTCGGTAAATCCGATGCTGACGACCACCAATTACGGTGGTTTCAGCACCCAGTCTGTCGGCCTTGTTCAAGGCGTTGTGATGGACGACCCGGCAGTGCGTTTCGCGCTAACCGGTGGCCCGCTGGCTGCCACTGAAACCCTGCCGATGTGGGGTGGCGTTGGCATCTATGCCACCGTCCCCGCTTACAGCGGCGCGGGCACTCCCGGCGGCGAACTTGGCCCGGTCATCAGCCGCGCCACGACCCAGACGGCTGGCGCTTCTGGCCAGTTGCTTGGGTTCAGCACCTTCAATCAGGCGACGGCGTGGATTTCCACCCCGCAGTCTCCGGTGCCGACCGCTTCTGCCAACATGAGCGTTCCTTACTTCCCGTTGGGTTCGGGTGCGCGCATTGCGGTTGCTTGCGATCCGTCGCTTGCGGCCTCTCTCGTTGGCGGTTCGCTGGCGCAGGCAGTGTCGTGGGACTTCAACAACCAAGTCCTGCAGGCGTATGACGCTTCCACACCGTCATATTCTCTGACCAGCATCACATCCTCCTACTCGTCCACCACTGGCCTCTACACCTTCGTGGTGGTCGCGGCGGCGGCGACTCCGGTGGGTGCGGTTGGTGACTCCATTTACATCGGCGGCGTGACCAGCACTGGCGCGGCTTATGTGAACGGCACGCAGACCGTTTCGGCGTTCACCAACAACCAGAACTTCAGCTTCCAGGTTGCCGCACCGTCTGGTGCGATTGCCACTGGCGCGCTGTCTGGCACGTTGACGCTGACTTATGGCACTGCGGCCCTGCCGTGCAAAATCCTGCGCGTGCAGTCCGGCAACAGCAAAACGGTTGTTTACAACTCGGTTGCTGGCACTGCGAATTGGAACAATTCGGGCACCTGCGCCCTGATCCAGATTTAAGGGGAGCCACATAAATGGCGAATATCACTCCGTCGCGGGTAATGGTCAGCCCGCACTACATGGAACCGGCCAAGCTGTTGCAATACAATCAGGCGTCCGGCGCGTTTGATGCCCTGGCGGGTGGCAACCCGCTGGTGCGTCTGGGCGAAGGCGATCTGTATGTATATATCGATGCGTTCGATATTCGCACTGTGATGTCGGCTGGCCAGAGCGAATATAATTCGCTCCCGTCCGTCACCGTCACGGCGCGTCAGATCAGCACGCCGACGTATCTGCAGCGCGTTCGCGCTGAATACGATCATCATGACACCGCTGCGATGTCGCAGTGGGGCGTGAGCATCGTTGAAGCGCAGCGCCTTGGTATGCGCCAGGGTCACTTCCAGTTGATGCGCAGCGCGCTGCTGTATGGCTTCAACGGCGCGAACGGCGAGGGCCTGCTGAACGCTAGCGGTGCCACCACTGTCAGCTTGCCGCCGGACAGCAACGGCAACACGACTGTTGTCACCTATGACAACGGCCAGATGGCGTTCTTCCTGCTGTCGCAGATCAGCGCGATGAAGACCCGCACCATGCAGCTTGGCATTGGCCATCGCATCGTGGTGCTTGGTCCGCAGCGCGTGCTTGGCACCTGGGAATATCAGGACATCGTTCAGTTGACCCAGTTCCAGCGCGCTGGTGCTGGTTCGCTCTCGACCGCTGGCGTCGTTAAGGCGGTTGGCGAAATGAACGAGGACGAAATCCTGTGGTGCTATGACGACACGCTGATTGGCAAGGGTGCCGGTGGCACTGACGCCGTTCTGATCGTCATGCCGGAAGTTGAAAAGCCCAAGAACGGCCGCATCAACACGAACGTGTTTGCGGAACTGGCTCCTGGCTTGGCAGCTTGCACCCTGCAGTATTGCGACATGGCCGCGCCGCGTGAAATCCCGACACCGCTTGCCGGTGGCGCGATTGACGTGCTGTCGGAACTGCGCATCACGTCCGGCTGGGGCGTGCGACCGGAAGCGATTGCCGTCCTGTCGATGCAGTATCAGTAACCGAAACTAGGAGAGGGGTTTCTATGCCGACACTTTACGTCGCCAATGCCAGCAAGCAACGGCACGATTTTATCTACCGCATCCCGGAAGAAACAGCCGTTCGCCGCCAGCAAATTCAGCCCGGTGGCCAGATCACGGTTTATCAACCTAATGCGGCACCGGAAGTGGTTTCTGCTATCATCGACCAGCACAAAAGGTATGGGCTGGTCGATGTGGCAGAAATTGACCGCAGGAAGGAATTTGTCGGTTTGTGCTATTGCATCGACAAACCGATTAAGGTTGAAAAATTCATGTATGCCGAGGAGTCAAACTCTGACGTGTTGACAAAGGCCAGCGAGGAAGCGCGTCAGCTTTCTGCCGCTGCCTTACACAATGCGTTGGAGATGGCGACGGAAGGCGGCGCGAAGATCGAATCGCTTGAACTGGAGATCGTTCAGCAGAATGGCAAGAATGAGCCTGGGCTGAATGAGATCATGCAAGTGAGTCGCAACATCGAGTCGCCCACGCCCCGGCCTCGCGGTCGGCCTAGGAAAGTTGCCTAACCATGCTTCCAACCGTCACGGGATTTCAATCGTTCATCTACAACGTCATGGGGATCGACCCTCTGGTGTTGCCGAGCGATAGTCCCGTGATTGGTTGGGCTTTCCAAGTCGCTATGATGATCGTCAGCCCTGACCTTGCGATTGTCGCAACGGCGAATGGCACGACCCCGGCCACATCGTTGTATGAGTTGGCGGTGTATAATTTGGCTGGGGACAACCTTGTCAATTATGCGCAGGATCAGGCGGGCCGCACGTATTTTGCTGATCTGCGGGCAAGCCTCAAAATCAATGCGTTTGCGGCTGGCGTGGTCACGTCGGCGTCTGACGCTGGCACCAGCGATAGTTTAGCTGTGCCGGAGTCGCTGAAGAACCTGACGCTATCTGACTTGCAGAATCTCAAGACGCCCTGGGGGCGTGCCTATTTGGCGATTGCGCAGCGGTATGGAACACTGTGGGGCCTGACATGACAACCCTGCATCTTGGCGTGATTGATATGCCCTACATGGAACCCAACAAAGGATTCCAGGGGAGAAAGCCGCACCATACGCACGCTGAAGAATACGAAAATGTGACGACATATGAAGTCGCAAAAGACCTCGAAGAACGCTATGGAATTATGCAAGCGTTCTTTCGCGTTTATCAAACCAAAATTGCGGAAGATGTCGAAAATTCGTTAAAGGGTGCGCTAGAGAGTTTGCTTTCTGGTGCGCCTAAGTCGTCACCGTATTCTGCCGCGAGCAGCGACATCGGCGCAAAATTCAAAAATTTCCTGTCTTCGCAAGAAGTCGAGCATGTTGGCTTGCCCAATGTCCCGACGTTGGCTGCAGAGATGGGCATCCGCCACCGCTATAAAGACCCGCGTGGCAAATGGGTTGGCAAGGGCAAAGATCGCAAGTTTGTCTACAACCCGCCGCGCCCGTCGTTTATCGACACTGGCTTGTATCAGGCGTCTTTCAAAGCGTGGTTTGACTGATGGCGACAGTCACTGAAAGCATGGGCGCAGGCCAACAGTTAAAAGCCGTTCTTGAGAGCGGCTTGACGATGCTTTCTGCGTCTCAGACGTTGACGTTTACAAAATACGTTAAACGCATTTTGCCGCTTGATGGATATGTGTTTTGGTTGGCCGGTGAACAGATCACTGCGCAAGGTTCGCTGCACTATGCAACGGACTTGGCGGTGAATGAAGATGAGACGATCACGATCAACAATATCGTGTTCACAACCACACGGCCAATCACCGAATTAAATACGATCAACCAGCAAATCATCTGGATTGCATCGTATGACGGTCTTCGCTTTGCGTTTTCGCAGCGCGGCATGTTCTACGAACAGGCGGGACTGTATCACTACGGCGGACATGCGGTTTATTCCGCCTTGGCCTCGCAGTTGGTGGACAATCTCTATACGTTCACGCCGGATGATCTGATCGTTTCAAACAGTCTACCGGCATGGTTGGCTATACAGTCATATTCGCCAATTTGGTTGCAGCCTAGCAATCCTGGCATTATGCTATACCCATCATTCCTTGTGCCATCAAACATTTATCCGCCATATGGCGTCGTCCACATAGAACCAGGGGAGACGAGAGCGATCCAGGCTGCGCCTTACCTGAGTTCTAACGTGTCGCATTATCAGTTGGCAACTGACCGGGTCCGAGTGACGTTGTATGGCTACAACAACCAAGCCGCATTGGACTTTGTAGACACGGTCAATCAATACAGCTTGGACACAGATGTTATTGGCATCATGAATATGCCGATGATGCGTGACGAAAAAAGAGCGCAACCAGAATTGCAAGCTATTGCAATGAAGAAAACGATAGATTTTGATGTGAGTTATTATCAAACTCGCATCAACGATTTGGCTAGACAGCTCATTGAACAGGCTTTCGTTCAATATACTGTTTCACCATACCCAAACTAACGAGGAGTTTGTTATGCCGCAGTCCCCTTCACAAGTTTACCCTGCAGTTTCTAGCGGCGTTGCCAAGCCGCTGAACCTTGATCCGAATGGCAACCTGCTGGTTGCTGACAATCAGGGCGCGGAATCGTCTACTCTTAACATCACGGCGGCGACCGTGGTGAAGGCGTCTTCTGGCTATATTGGCAAGATTTCCGTGACGACAGCTGGTTCGGCTGGCGCTGTCTATGACTATGCTTCGACCAGCGGCACTGGCGCTGCGACCTTGGTCGCCGTCATTCCGGCCACGGTTGGCGTGTATGCGTTTGACTGGCCGGTCAACACTGGCATCGTCATTGCCCCTGGTGCTTCTCAGGTTGTGTCGGTCAGCTATCGCTAATCAACACCGTCGCACCCGCAACTGTCGGAGCGCATAATGAGCGTCAACATTGTTACCGTTAATGTAACGCAGACTGTTGGGCCTACGCCCTCCACTCTGCAATCTACCGGCGCGCTCGTCAGCACGGGTGCGACTAACACGTCTCCTGGCACGATCACGCTGCTAACCCAGCTTTCTGATCTGACGGCGATCCTTAATGGATCGTTGGCTGTCACGTCGATCTCTTGGGCAGCTAACGTGGCCACCGTGACTACCACGGCGGCACACGGCCTGACTATTGGTCAGACTTACCCGATCACCATTGCAGGCAGCTTAATCACTGCCTACAACGGAAATTGGCTCTGCACGGTCACCACAACGACAGCGTTCACGTTTACGCTGGTTGTGGCAAGCAACCCTGGCACCGCGTCCAATACCGGCATCGTTTGGTCACAGGAAGATGTGAGCGAACTGCTGGCGATGGCGACCACGTTCTTTGCGCAGGGGGCCAATCTGGCGTGCTACGTGCTGGAATTGGGTGCTGCGTCGGTGACGCAGAGCGTAGCCAATTTGCAGACGTATCTCAATGCCAACCCCAACAGCAACTACACGGCTGGCTCTGTCGGTTACTTCTATGCTTACGTGGTTCCGCGTGAATGGGACGGCAATGCGGCGTTCCTGGCGCTGCTTGCCAGCTATGAATCCACTACGGCGCAGACGTATTTCTTCATCACGACGACGCTTGCCACTTACGGCAGCTATACGAATTTGATGAAGTGCGCGTTTACGATGATCGAATCGCCGTCTTACGGCGTTTACCCCGCCAACGTCTTGACGGCGATCAGCTATTCAAGCGTCACCGGTTATGTAACGGCGACAACCACGACATCGCACAACGTGTCTGTCGGCAACTGGTTTACAATCAGTGGCTGCACGCCGAGTGGCTATAATGGCACGTTCCAGGCGCTCCCTGGCACGACCGGCAACACGCTGATTTATGCGGTGTCTTCCAACCCTGGCGCTGAGACGATCCTCGGCACACTACAGGCCAGCCTGTATGCCAATGCTGGCGTGCCCAGCACCGAGTTCAGCGTGGTGTCTGCCTTCTGGCGGTTGTTGAATTATGCGCCGTCTGCGGCGAACCTCGTGACGCCGTTTAGCTTTGGCTACGTCTACGGCGTAACGCCGTTCCCGACACGCGGTCAAAACTCGCTTCTGAACACGCTGAAGAACTCTTACACCAATGTCATCGGCACGGGTGCAGAGGGTGGTATCAGCAACACGATCATCCTGTGGGGAACCACGGAAGACGGCCATGACTTCACGTATTGGTATTCGGTTGACTGGGTGCAAATCACGTCAAACGAAATGCTGTCCAATGTCATCATCAACGGGTCGAACAACCCGCAGAACCCGCTCTACTACGATCAGAACGGCATCAACCGTCTGAAAGCGGCAGAGCAGACCGTGATGAACAATGGCATTGCGTTTGGCCTCGTGCTTGGCCCGGTAACGGTCAATGCAGTGCCATTCGCCACCTACGTGACAGAAAACCCCACGGATTACCCGGCGGGCATTTATCGCGGTCTGTCGGTCACCTACACGCCGCAACGTGGCTTCACGCAGATCGTGTTCTACGTCAACGTCACTTCGTTCCCGGCTGGAGGCTAACAAATGGCTGGCAATCCGCAAATCACCCAGGGAACACTGAACCGCCTTCGCGGTTCAGTCGTTATCCCCAACTTTCCCGCACTGAACGTCACCGCCCCATTTCTGGGGCGTCCTGGCATTAGCATTTCATTTGAAGGTGAGACGACGACATCGATCCCGACTATGACAGGGACGGTGCAGTCGCCTATGCCTTATCAAATGGTGACGGTCACTGTTGCGTTGTTGAAAACGCAATCTTTGGCTGCTCAATGGGAAGCGCAACGGCAAAAATTGTCTTTGATTGGTGATGTGACCGTCACCACTGACACCTCGACGTTGCCGGACTACACGTTCAATAACTGCGCCATCGACAACATTCGGGATTTGAATTTTGCCGGTGAAGATGCTGGTTATGTTGCGACCATCAAAGGTTACTACCAGATCAACAGCAGCCTCTGGTCGCTGATCTAATCGCATCCAGGCGGGCAGCAACCCGCCTGATTGCTTGAAGGAGAGGGCTTATGCGAATTGATAACAAGCTGAATTTGGTGGTGGAAGTCGAAACCGACGAAGGCCATACAATTTACGTCCACAGCACGCCAATTTCACGAGAAGTGTTTGAAAAATACTTCCTCATCATCGGCAAAACGTTTTCTTCGTTGATTTCCGAGGGTTTGAGTTTTGTGTCTGGCCCGCGTGTTGCGGCGATGATGTTGAAAAAAATTGCCACCGATCAAGGGGTGTGGGAAGGCCGAGACGGCATACAAAATGGCTTGATGGCTGAAATTCGCCGTTTGTCAAATGTCATCATGTCAACTGAACGCGGCTGGCAGACAATTCCTTTCCAAGATGCCATAGACAAAAAAATGATGAGTCAATCTGACATCGATGAGGTGGAAGGACTAATCTGTTTTTTTATCTGCGTCTCTGCTATGTCTCGGAAGAACGAACTTCCTCCAATTTTGGAAAAGATGCGTTTATGGGGATCGCAGGTAACATCCTCGAATTGTATGGAATACGCCGCTTCTTTGCCGACGTTGACCGCGACCGAGACTTCACCAGAGATGGAGAACACATCGTCAGTGCCACACTAGATTGGTTGTTGAATGAAGGATTTTATGATTTCTTCAATGGCGTTTCAGACCAGTGGCAATGGGAAGATTCTCATGAATACCGACAGCGGTATTTGGTGAAATCAATTAGACAGATTGGAATGGTTTGATGCCCGTAAAATCCGTCATAGATGTCGAGGTCAATGACAAAGCCTTTACGGCGTTTTATGAAAAATTCTCGCAATACAAACAAGAACTGTCTGAATTGCCTGTTCTTTGGGGCGAGTCAGACACAGCCTTAAAGGAAACGGCAAATGCTTTGACCGACATGGTTAAAGCAATGACTGATTTGTCTAAAACCAACAAGGTGGTTGTTGATGGCCAATCAAGAGTGCGATTGGAAGTTGAAAAAACTAACTATTCAATGGTCAGGCTGGTTGCGACAACTGGAAAATTTGCTAATTTCATAAAAGATGCAACATTCTCGTTAATGAAATGGGCCAGCCTAACCAGCGTATTCACTGGTCTGGCAGGTTATTTTTCATTTGGTGGGTTAATGAATTTGGGTCAGGCCGCTTCCGGTAGGCGGTCTGAGGCTATGGGCCTTGGTATTCAACCGGGCGAATTGAAAGCCATTAACACCACATATAGCACCAGAGTTCCTGGTGCATCTCGGCTGCTTAGTTCTTTAGCAGACATTAAGGCAGATAGACAACAATGGTGGAAATTACATAGATTTGGTATTTCTAACGAAGAAATAGCGACAAAAAGCGCGGCTGAACTTTTTCCGTCTTATATAGAGGGCGCGCAAAGAATAGCAAAAAGAACCCCAGAAGGTAATTGGGCTGCTCAATTATTCAATCCTGGCACCATGAGTGGCACCGGCTTTGATATAACCACGCTTCGTCAAGTTCGTGATCTTGGCCCAGAAGTAACTGAATTAAATAGAAATTATCGTCAAAATCTTTTAACATTTAACGAAAGTTCAAAAGAAGATAAATTATGGTCTGATTTTATAGAAAGAATTAGCAAATCATGGGAAAGAATGAATACAGACCTGACAAAGGTTTTAGCGCCTTTGGCTGGTCCAGTGTCAAATGTTGTTGATGCTTTTACGCATTTAGCAAATGTTATTTTTACAGATGAGAATTTCAAAGCTGGCATAAATCAATTTGCAAATTTTATTGAAGAAATAGCAAAAGATCTAAAAAAAGAAGGTGTCAAAAATGCATTAAGTGAAGCAATAAAAGAAATTGGCGAATTTGCTCATCATGTTGCCACCATTTCTAAGTGGATATGGAATCACACTCCTGATTTTATTAAAAATCCAGAAGGTGTAAACAAATCAGCAGATGAAATGCAGCGTATGATGGAGGGGGGAGGTATGCCGGAGAGTTCTCCGGGTGATGAAAATTTCAACATTTGGGATCGAAAAAATTGGATTCCTAACTTAAATCCTGATTTATACAACACAAATCCAGAAGGCGGACCTTACGGTGATTTGTTGCACAAGAGTGCATACAGAGGGCGTAGAGGTGGCCTAATCAGCGCCATAATGCGCGCTGAGTCGGGCGGAAATCCCAATGCAACATCATCCGCTGGTGCTATGGGCCTGATGCAACTTATGCCGGGAACGTATGCAGACTTGCGCAAAAATAGGCCCGACTTAAACCTTGGTTCCAATCCATACGATCCAGTTGACAACATGAAAGCTGGAACAGCTTACATCCAGCAAATGCTAGGCATGTTTGGCAATGATCCAGAAAAAGCACTGGCCGCTTACAACTGGGGACCGGGTAACCTTCAAAAAGACATTGCTGCTCATGGCTCTCGTTGGCGGCAATATCTGCCCAGAGAGACTTCGCAATATGTTGCTCGTGTTCTTGGCTCATCTGGTGGCGGCAATGGTGGATATTCTAGTGTGGATGTAAATCTTTACGTGCATCAAGAAGCTGGATCAAACACTATTATCAACGCCAATCAGTTGAAAACTAGAACGACAACAAGAGGGGTTAGCGCATGAGTGGCGTTCTAAATACCCTTGGTCGAGTATCTTATCAGCTTGCTTTTCAATGCTCGCCAATCATTTTCACTGGTGGCATCGCAGGCCAATTCGGCTTGAACATCGGCAATATTGGATACATGCCGATCATCGAAATCACAGAGGCGGCAAATTTTGTTGCCAACATTTTGTCTGGAAAAATTCCATTCAATCTTGATGATTTTTTTGCTCATTTTTCGCCCATGCCAGGGGGCACGCTGGCAAAATATTCGATTGGTCAATATCCATTTGCCAACCAATCGGTTGCAGCAAACGCAATCATCTCAGAGCCACTAACGCTATCAATACGCATGATGATACCCGTCAAAGCGCCAGGAGGACATCCGGCGAAATTGGTCACGATGATTATGTTGCAAGCTGCGATTGCTCGGCACGCCCAACTTGGTGGAACATATACGGTTGCCACACCGGCAGGACTATACACCAATCTCATTCTAACCGGGCTGACTGACGTTAGTTCTGGTCTAAACCCCATTCCTCAAAACACATGGCAATGGGATTTTGTTCAGCCTTTGGTTACCATTCAACAGGCCCAAGGCGCACAAAGCACGCTCATGAGCAATTTCACCAATGGAACGCCGCCTCTTTCCACTGATGGTCTAGTTCCTGGGCAAGTTCAAGGGCAATAAAATATGACAATATATTATTCCTTTTCGCCCGTCGCTTCATTTGCCAATGTTCAAGTCCCGTCAGTTCTCACAAACTTGACGCCAGCCGGGTTAAATCCGGTTGCAAATTTACAAGGAACATTGCCATTTAATTTTCAGCCGTTCTTAGATGGCGTTCAATATAACATAACTGTTCCGTGGAATTTTTTCGGTCAAAGATACTACGTTCAATGCACAACGCTTTCTGGTAAATTGGTGTTTTATTTGCCTTTAATTGGCTCCCAAAACGCAATTTACATTAAATCAATTAGCTGGGTTCCGAACTACGTTACTGTCACAACGGTGGTCCCGCATGGATTTAATGTTGGCGAAATTGTCAATTTGACAATTAACAATACAATTCCTTTATCATATAATGGCGTATATTCATGCAGCGTAATAAATGAAACGCAATTTACATACGTTTTTAATTTTGATCCTGGTTCTGTAACTTCGTTTGGAATTGTGTCTTTTGATGTCAACATCGCGGCAGGATATTTCAATTCAACGCTGGTTTATCGCACAAACAATCAGCAATTTGAGGTCAGCCCGTGAGGTATTACGAGATCACGATTGTTGATCCAAACAACCCAGATGCGGCACCGACCGTGTATAAAAGCCAACAATCTAACGGCAGGCCCGATCCCGGCGCGCTGAACATTCAATTCGATATTCCAATATCCACATACGACAACCCGCAGGGCAATTCATCTTTGCACATTTGGGGCATACCGCTGCAATCAATAGCCAATGCTTTTTATGAAAATGGAAAAAACATTTACATAAAGGCTGGCTTCCAACGCGGTTTGCCTCTTGCTACTGAAGCCGCAAAATTTGCCGGTCCTATTTTTCAAGGACAAGTCTTGCAATGTTTTGGAAATTGGCAAGGCACAGAAATGACGTTGCACTATATGATTACGGGTGGCCTCGCTGAAGCCACCGCGTCTTCATCCCCTGCGACCGCAATGCAATCTTCTAATGTCGCGCCCGCTTCCGCGCCATTGACGGGCGATCTAACTCAGCCGTTCAACGGCGTTTTTAATTGGCCCGCAAATGCTTCTCTTGAACAGGCATTGAAACAATTTTTTGCCACGTCTATGAAAGTGAACAACCCTTACATAAGCATTAATCCAACGCTTGTCGCGCCATCCGCCCAGCCGGGTGTTTATTCGAGCCTAAATCAGTTTGCAGACTGGTTGCGTCAATTTACGCAACGGCAAATTGGCGGATCATACAATGGCGTCACCATACAACAAAATGCAAATGGCATTTTTGTTGTGACTGATGGGACACAGCCAACAAGCCCGACAAATGATCCAAATGAACCAAAAACAGTAACTGTGGATTTCAAAGACTACATAGGGCAACCCACTTGGATTAATGTTCAAACAATTCAATTCAAAACGGCCATGAGAACAGATATCAATGTAAATGATACAGCCATTTTGCCCTCTGGCTTTTTTGGAATAGCTTCGCAACAACCTTTTGCGCAACAAAATTACAGAGACAAATTGGCTCAAAATGGTTCGTTTATTATAAACAGCGTAAGGCATGTTGGGAATTTCCGTCAACCTGACGCAAATTCTTGGGTGACTGTTTTTGAGGGTGTGCCTTCATGAGCATCGGCCAAAAAATACCGTTTGCGGCCTCTATGACAAATTTTGTTAAGGGCGCTATCGACGGCAGATCGCAGCTAAATGGTCAACAGCTTCCATGTTCCGTCGTCGCAATAGATGGATCAATGGTCACTGTGAAATTTGAACTGACCAGCAACATCACGTTTCCGCAAATCACTGTGCCACAAGCTATCTCCCGATATGCTCGGCCACCGACACAAGTTGGCGACAAAGGATTCCTTGTGTCGGCTGACGTTTATCTCGGCGGCATGACTGGCCTTGGTGGTGGTGTGGCGAATTATTCGCGGTTAGATGCCAATTTA